GAAAACGAACTGGCACCAGCTTTGAAACGACATATACAAAATTGTCGGCTTAAAATAGATCGACTAGGCGCAAGAATAGTCAAATCACATACTGCGTCCGCTAAAAAAATCGATGCCGCTGTCTGCGCTGTAATGGCGTTAGATTCGGCAAACGAACTACCAATACCAGACCCCGAACCAACACCGAGGATATATTAAATGGGCATTTTTTCACGCTTCCAGAAAACCGAAACCCGCGACCCGGACGCTTTCCCGCCGTGGTCACCCCCTATCTGGAATCAGAACCTTACAGGCGTGATGGTTGACAATTCCACTTCTTTAGGGCTTGTGACTTTCTTTCGTTGCGTTGAGCTTATTTCGTCAACAATCGGAAGTCTGTCCCTTCACGTTTACCGAAACGGGGAACGTGTCGAACCCACCCCGCGAATCGTTATCAGACCGAACCCATCTGAAACACGTTTAGACACTTATTCTGCGCTTATCGCTTCAGCTTTGATGCGCGGCAACGGTTACGCCGTTCTGGGCGACTACGACAGGTTCGGCAACCCACAGCAAATGGTTGTCGTTAACCCTGACGCTGTATCCGTACAACTTAATAAAGACACCGGTTTCGTTTCATACAAAATCGGTGACACTACTTACACCCCGCAAGAGATTTTCCACTTGCGGGGCTTTATGCTTCCCGGTCATATAATCGGGTCAGGTGTCCTAGATTTGCAGAAACACGCTTTGGGGTTGGCTATAGCTGAACACGAATACACCGAACGGGTGTTCTCCGAGGGTTCGATACCATCCGGGGTGATATCCACAGACGCGGACATGACACCGGAAACAGCGCAAGAACTGAAACAAGGTTGGGTTAATTCTCATGGGGGGCGTAACAGAACCCCTGCGGTGTTAGCTGGCGGTCTTAAATACACGCCTGTTCAATTATCGAATAGTGATCTTGAACTGTTAGAAGCTCGTAAATGGTCAGCTACACAGGTGGCGGCTATGTTCGGCGTTCCACCGCATTTGGCGGGCGCACCATCTAACGACAGTTTGACGTACAACACGGTCACGGAGGACACACGGTCTTTCGTTCGTTTCGGGTTGCGTCCTTGGATCGTCCGCTTACAGCAATCAATTTCAGACGTTCTGCCACGTGGACAATCAGCGAGCATAAGCCTAGGCGACTATCTACAACCTGACCTTTTGACACGTATGCAAGCCGCGGAGATAGCCATAAACGCAGGAATTAAAACACCGGAGGAAGTCCGAGCCGAGGAGGGGCTGACATGAGCAACAACATTATAGAAAGAACGCTTTCAACCGACACGCTGGAGATACGCGAAACGCAGGAAGGCCGGAGGGTTTGCGGGATAGCCGCACCGTTCGGTTCGTCATACGACGCAGGCGAATTCGTTGAATCTTTCCTACCGGGGTCGTTTACTAAAACGATCAGCGAACGAGGCGAGAAAGTCCCACTATTAGAAGCGCACAGACGCGACGCGATGCCGTTAGGGCGCGCAACGCGAATGGAGGAAACCAGCGACGGTTTATACGCAGAGTTTCTAATATCGAAAACGTCACGCGGCGAAGAAGCCCTACAGTTGACACGCGACGGGGTTATGCACAGCTTCAGCGTGGGTTTCGTACCAGTACGCGACAGGAGAAGCGAAACAGGCGACGGGCGACCAATGATCCAACGACAAGAAGTCAAATTGCATCATGTGGGTTTAATCTCAGAAGTACCAGCGTATGAAAACGCTAAAGTCTTAGCTGTCCGAGATTTCGACCCGGACGACGAAGAAACCGCCCCGCGGTTAGCTGTGTGGCGGGCGAAACTTTTAATACCAACAATCTAAACACTTAATCTGCTATATTGAAAACACCGCGCCGATTCGCGCCGTCAGTCGTGCTGACACCCGAAATATTCACCCGGTGAAAACATAAGCACAAACGAAAGGCAATTATGAAACTGCTCGATCAGCTTGTTTCAGAACGCGCGGACGTTGCGGAAACCATGACTGGTATTCTCGACACCGCCGCTGAAGAAACACGCGACCTTACAGAAAGTGAAGAAACGAACATTTCGGAACTTCACGGACAAGCCGAAAAGCTTGACACACGAATAACAGAACTACGCGACATTCAAGTAGCAAATTTGGAAGCCGCTAAACTACGCGCCGAAGTTACACACGGCGACGATGACGACGACGACGACGCAGGCGACGAAAACGCTTTACGTGTACGCGTTAAAGAAGAAGCGTTGACATACGCTCAGGAAGCGTCAACTTCGTTTTTCCGTGATATTTACAATTCACAGATGAACCACGACCCGCAGGCACAGGCTAGAATTTCACGCCACAGCGACGAAATGAAAGTCGAATACAGGGACGGATCAACCACCAATTACGCTGGTTTGGTAGTTCCACAGTATTTGACAGAACTAGCCGCCGAGCTTGCACGTGCTGGAAGGCCATTCGCTAACCTTTGCACAGCGCTTCCACTTCCTAATGATGGAATGACTATCAACATTTCACGCGTTACTACTGGGGCAACTGCCGCCGCGCAAGCCACAGAAAACAGCGCAGTATCCGAACAAGACATAGACGATACCCTCATGAGTTTAGATATTCGTACGATTTCCGGGCAACAGGACATCTCACGCCAAGCCCTAGATCGTGGAACCGGAATCGACGCGCTTATCATGGCTGACCTATCAGGAGCTATAGCAACCAGTTTGGATGACGGCATGATTAACGGTGCTGGAACTTCAGGCACTTTGCTTGGGCTTAAAAACATTACAGGCATCAACGCTGTGACCTACACAGACGCAAGCCCAACAGTTGCAGAGCTTTACCCTAAACTCTTGGACGCAATACAGAAGATCAATTCCAACCGCTACGCCGGCCCGGATTTGATAGTTATGCACCCAAGACGCGCCGCATGGATGGCCGCCGCAGTAGACGGACAAAGCCGCCCATTGGTACTGCCACAGGCAAACGTGCCAAGCAACGCTATGGGTACAGGCCCGGTAGCTGGTTACGGCTCAACAGGCTTGCAGGTTGCAGGTATCCCAATCGTGACCGATGCAAACATCCAAACTGACGCAGGTAGCGGAAACAACGAAGATAACATTTTCGTGGTACGCCGTGCCGACATGCTTTTGTTTGAAAGCCCCGGCGCACCGTCAATGGTTCGCATGGATCAGACACTAGGCGGCAACTTGACCGTCAAGATGGTTGCTTGGCAATACGCTTGCTTTATCGGCGGGCGCTATCCAGCCGCGATCAGCATGATTTCAGGAACTGGTTTAGTAGCACCTAGCTTCTAATCAATCCCGTTTGACCCCAACGGGTAGGTTTGCCACCGGGTACCCCGTCCGGTATCCGGTGGTAATCCCGAACAGAATGGAGAAAACATTGTCAACACTATGGGAAAAACAGGCTTCAGCACGGATACACAAACCCGAACAAGAAGCCCCTAAACCAGCCGCTAAGAAACCAGCGGCTAAGAAAACAACTAAAAGCTAATGGGATACGTCGCCCTATCAGAACTCAAATCCGCTTTAGGCATCACAGGCAGTACCGAAGATGATTTCCTTAATTTGGCGATCAATTCGGCTACCACGTCTATAGATGACCTGTGCGGAAGGGTTTTCACTACAGATACGTCGGCAACGGCGCGAATATACAGGGCGCAACCCTACTACACGGTGGTAGACGACATTCACACGACAACGGACTTGGTTATTAAAACTGACACCAGCGGCGATGGAACGTTCGACACCACTTGGGCTTCGACGGATTACCAAATGGAACCGTTAAACAACGTAGCTAAAGGTTTCCCGTTGCGTAACATCAGAGCTGTAGGCGACTACACGTTCCCGGTGTACGGCGACGGTTTAGCTTCCGTTCAGGTAACAGCGAAATGGGGTTGGGCTAGTTTGCCTGAACCTGTGGAACAAGCCTGTTTAATGCTTTCAAGCCGTTTATTTAACCGAAAATCCAGCCCCATGGGGGTAATAGGTGTCGGGGATTTCGGGCCGGTTCGTATTTCACGATCAGACCCGGACATAGCCGCGATGCTTTTACGTTACGCCCTGCCTGCGGTGGCTTAAATGGCTGACTATTCCGCTATACGCGATGGACTTAAAACCCGTTTGG